ACCGTGGTCTTCAGGTTCTCAAGGCCGCAGTGCTGGCAGGTGGTCGGCGTGTTCATCCGCTCGAACGACGAGACGTTGCTCACCCGGTAGTAGCGGCCGGGCTTGAGAGCGACCTTGGCGCTCACTTCGCCACCGGGCACGCCATGTCGCCCTTGTGGACGTAGCCGGGCTGACCGCAGTTCTGGCAGACGTGGCCGCAGATGGCGCTCCAGCAATCCATGTCGGGGTGGCTCATCGTGGGGGCTTCGGTCTTCGTCATAGCTGTACCGTACCACACTACAGATAGGGTGTCTAGCCCTTCCTAGGCCGACGCACCCGGGCCGGCGCTGCCATCTTCGCCTCGCCTCGCTTGACTACCGACAGAGCATGTTCGGCAGCGGTGGGCACCAGATGACGGGTCCGCAGTTCCACCCGTTCGAGCAGTTCGGTCAGGTGGTCGATGCGGGGGTCTGGCTCCATCGTCAGAAGCTGGCCCGGTACCGCCGCACTCATCGCCCGTCGCTGGCAGTCGGCGCATCGCTGCACCACACCGGAGGCGGTCAGGCTCATCACCTGGCCGTTGTCGACGTGGGCGGAAGCGGCAAGGGAGGCTCGGGCCATGTGCAGCCCGCTTGCGGTCACGAACTCCCGAGCGATGGGGAAGCCGGGCACGTTGACGGCAAGGGCGGCGATGAACTCCAGCGATGCCCCGATGCGCCGCCAGTCACCGGACAGGCTCGACGCTCGCAGCACCCGTAGCTGGTCGTCGGTGATCGACGGTCGAAGGGCGCCGCTGATCCACACGCCGAGGTCACCGTTGGTGGCCCGCACGTCAGCGAACGCCATCCCACTGTGGGCGTAGTGGTCCCGAGCCTCGGGGGCGAGCAGGTGGGCGGCGGCGTGGTCACAGTTGGCCGTCAGGGCGCCGGTCGAGATGTGGCTGCCATCGGCGGTCAGCACGTCCCCGACGTGGAAGTGGGCATAGGCGGCCATCGACGGGGGGGCGGTCACGCACTCGTCGAGGTATCCGATGTGGCACTGTCCCCACCTGGCAGCGTGGCCGAACACCTGCCATCCCCAGTCCCGCTCGGTGAAGGTGACGGGCACGCCTAGCCCGCCGTCGGGCTGCTCCACCAGAAGTTCCTGCACCGGCATGCCGTACAGGTCGCCGTCGTCATGCATCCCCGGCTCAGGCTCGGGAAGCTCGAAGGCGAAGCGGGGAGGGGCCGAGGTCGTACGGAGCAGAGCGGCAGCGGTCACTGTCTCGCCCTCCGGTGCAGGTTCGGCCTCACCCTCTACCGCAGCTTCCCCGTCTAGCTCCAGGTAGGCCCCGGCGAAGGCGGCCACGGCGCAGGCGGTCACGCCTCGGATGCGGAGACGGGTGTAGCGCTCCAGCCACGCCCCGGCTTCGTCCTCCATGAGCAACACGCCGGAGTCCGTCGAGTCCCGGTCACCAGCGGCAGCGGCCAGCGCAACGGGCCGGCGTTCCACCAGCGGCCCGGCACCGTAGGCGGTCAGGCACAGCACGCCGTACTCGTCGTCTGAGTCCGACCTGGCTTCCTCGTCGGACTCGTCAACGGTCGTGTCCCACAGTTCGACGGCCCAGTTGTCGGGGTCGATGGACAGCCCGACACGGTTCCCGCCCGATGCGCTGCCAGCGGTCAGCCGGCGGATGAGTTCGGCCCCCTCGGGAATCTCGTCGTCGATCACACCCGAGCCGGTCACGTCGTCGCCCGTCCGTGCGATGTCGGTGATGGTGCCGATCTGGACGGCGCCGGCCAACAGGTCGCCGTGCTGCTCCTGGACGAGCCACCCGAGCGGCAGGGGGAGGGGAGCCCACTCCAGAGCACCCGCTGCGATCAATCGCGAATCGCCCGTCTGAACAGCCTCTTGGGCCAGTACCCCTCGCCAACGTCGCAGCGCCATGCCTGATCCCTCCGGTGGTCGGTGGGTTCAGGTTAGACGTGCAAGGTCAATCAGACGGCGGATCGCAGGTCAAAGGACAGTTGAGCGGTTCCCCGTCCGATGCGATCGACCACCTTCGCTCGCCACTCCAAGGCGTAGCGGATGCAGTTCCCACACGATCCGGTGCCATCCTTGCCGTGCGGGCACCCCTCCTGCGGCCCTGCCATGCGAGCACCCAGCGACCACGCCATCGAATCGGCCGATTCCAGCAAGCGCCCGTAAGCGGCCAACCCGTCCAGCTTCACTCCGAAGCCGTGGAGTGGCAGACCGGCGGCGGCGAGGGAGCGGACAAGGTTCCCTATCTCGGTGGTCGCTTGGCGTCGGCAGACCGTACCCAACCCGACCAGCGGCAGCGAGAACAGGTCCACCCCGGCGACAGCGTAGAAGTCCACGCATCGCCAGTAGTCGGCCAGCGTGAACCCTTGGAGCACCGGAGGTACGGGCACTCCCACAAGGTCGATCAGTTCTAGGTACCGCTCAACTGTCTCATGCTGGTGGTACTCAACCGTTCGGCCCGTGCCAGCCAGGACGTGCGGCTCGCACATGGAATCCATCGGAGCGGCCCATTCCAGCATCCCGATTTCCTCTGCCGCCCTCCCGATCTGATCGGCGTACTGCGGCACGGTGATGGGCCAACGGTGGGGCGGCTTGCTCAGTGCGCTGTACCCGCCCGAGTCCATCGCCCACGGAGCTATCGCCCGAGGCCACGTCCGCATCTTCTCCAGGCGGACCCGAGACACGAACAGGGGAACGCCGGCACGGCGTAGCCAGGAAACCTCATGCGTGCCGAGGAAGAACACGAGCACGCACCGCCCCGAGAACCACGATGGCGAGCAGGGTCATCCATGCCTTGCCGACGATCTGACCAGGCAGGAACTCCAGCGACCCGAAGGCCAGCCAGAGGAACAGCACGGAGTCGACCACCAGCCCGACGACGTTCGATGCGGCCACGGCCCCGAGCCAGTTCCGATCACGGAGCGGCGAGTAGACGGCGAAGTCGGCCAGCTCGCTAACGAGAAACGCCACGCCCGAGGCCACGGCGAAGCGCGGGGACACGATCAACGAGAGCGCCGCACCGATGGCGATGCACCCGAGCACGCCCCATCGCCCGAGCGTCTCATGCACAAGGTCACGAAGGGTGAACGCCAGCCCCACCACATAGACGGCAGCAGGCCCCATCAAGCCGAACCCAACGGGCACGATCCCGAATCGCTCTACCGCCCAATTGGCGACGAGGATGGTCGAGACGTAGGCGACAGCGGCTAGGACTCCGAGACGGGCACGAGTGGTCATGCCCCTACTGTAGTCCGGTACAGCGTTCGGCGCTAGCCCTCACCCGCTCCGATGATCGCCGGCTCCGCGTCGCACGAACACCCAGCGTGATCGCCCGGAATCCAGAACCCGAACCCGAACGTCCCATCGGATGCGAGTACGTCATCGTCAAACGAGACGAAGCCTTGACCGTCGAGGCTCATGTGGGGATCGAACGGCTTGGCCCGGAACGCCGGCCCGTACCGCCACACGTAGCCCTCGATCGTCGCCCCACCATCTCGCAGCGCTCCCCGGATCAGGTCGCCCGTCCCGATCCCTCCCGCTGGCCGGGTGCCGGCGTCGGTCAGGGTCACCCATGCGTCCTGTCCTCCGGTGATGAGGCCCTGTGCCCCACCGGCTCGGGCTACGGCTTGGCGCACCATGCCGGCCGGGATCATCACCGTGGGGTCGTGCTCCCCGATGGTCGGTGCTGAGGGGTCGGGGGTCCACAGCTTCGCCGTTGCCAGCCCGGTCAGAGCGGCGGCGAACCACGCCCACGCTCCGTCCAAGTCGTCGGCCTGCTGTGGCTCCAGCCCGCTCAGGTCGCCCCCTACGGCCTGTCCTGCCGTCGTACGGGCACGGGACTGGGCATCGCTGCCCCACGCCCGGAAGTCGTCCTCTAGCCCGTCCCATGCGCCTTCTAGCGGGTCCTCGTCACCCATGGCCTCTGCCACCAGCGACGGACCAAGCTGGGCGAACCACGAGCGACGGGGCACGGAGTTGAGCGATGCCCTCATCGCCGTGCCGTTGGTCTTCGTGCGGAGTCGGTTGGCCGCCCGGTCGAGTGCCTGGCCCATCGCCACGTTGGCAGCGGTCAGGAGTCGGGTCCGTAGCTCCCGGTCGATCTCGGTCAGGCGCCGGCCGTAGTCGGGGGAGGATGGGCGAGAGGCGGCACGGATGGGGCGAGGGCGGGCGCCGGCCATCATCTGAGCCAGCATGGCGACGGCTTCGGCGTTGGGGTCTTCGACCTCGGCGGAGTCCTCCACCTCGATGGGGATGCCGAGCAGGTTGAGCAGGGCCAGGGTCAGGTCGGCGGTCAGGATGCCCCGACGCAGCCCGGCCCGCTGGAGCAGTTCGAGCGGCTCGGGTGCGTCGTCGTCACCGAACCCATGCGCCCGTCGAAGCGCTGCGTCCGAGATCACGTTCGCTTGGTGAGCTTCGAGTGCGTGCTTCTCAGCGTCGGGCTGGGCGATCAGATCGGACGGGTCGTACCAGACGAACAGCCGATCGGCCCACGCCGCCGTCTCCCCGCCGGCCTCCTCCAACTGTGGCGTCAGGAAGGCGAACGTCAGGGCCTCTACCGCTGTCTCGGCAGAGGGGGCGAGATAGTCATTGAACTCGTCCTCGTCCACCTGAGAGGCGTTGGCGAAGGTCGTGCTCTGGTGCCCCATGATCTTCTCGACGGGCAGGTTCAGCCCCCGGGCGATGCGGGCGATGCGGGCCTCAATGCGGGCCTCGATGTCCCGTACCTGATCGGCGTCGTAGAAGGTGATGAGGCGCAGAACCTCGGGCTTCAGTTGCTCGGACGGGCCACGGAGCAGACCGGGCTGGACGGTGCTCGGGTGCGTCGGATCCTCAATCGGAGCCGTGAGCACTTCGTACAGCGTGCTCATGAGAGGGTCCTCGACCTCTTCCGGCTTCGTCGGGTCGGGTGCTCCCACCGGCATGAGTTCGTTCGGCACGGTGAGGATGCCGGCGGACAGCGCTCGGTAGGAGTGGGCTAGCTGCTGCTGGCACAACACCTGCAACTGGCGGCACTCGCCCAACAGGCCCCGCATGGCGCAGTCCGCTTGGCTCGCCCACTGCGGGTGACGGAGCCAAATCCGCATGATCGTGTCCCGCTCTTTGTCGAGTTCGGTGCCCTTCGTGTCGTTGGGGTCGGACTTCACCAGGTACTTGGCGCTGGCTCCCGTACCCTTGACCTCAACCTCAGAGACAGACCGGATCATCCAGTCCTCGGGCTGGGTGACTTCCGATCGAGGGAGGTTGGTCACGGGGTCGATCGTCTCTTCCACCCGCTCGGAGTAGCCGATCAGGTACGCCTCGCCCACCACCTCAAGGTTCATGTCGAGCATCCGCATGATCTCGGCCTGCCCGCCCATCCGGCTCCGAAGACGGGCCAGCTCGGCGGTAGCGGCGGTCGCCACGGACTCGGGTACTCCGCTGTCGGGATCGGTCACCGGCACCGGGTCGGCGGTCGGGTCCTTCGGGTTGGCGACGGCGACGAACAGCCGCACCTTGCCTAGCTGGTTCCCCCGGTACCGGATGCTCTCCTTGATCTCCGGTACCTCGTCGAAGTAGCCCCACGCTTCGGCGTGCCACGGCTTCGACTTCGCTGCGTCCCGCTTGGCCGATTGGGGATCACCCATGTTGATCCGCTTGGCCGCAGCCGTGAGGGTCCT